TGCCAGATTGTAGTAAACGGGAAAAAGGCTAAAATGATAGACCACATCATGGTGACTTCTGATGATAGTACCATACTGGCAGAGAGTCAGGCCGTTGACACAAGCTACCATTTGACAAGATCAGATAAGCAGATCAGTGCTAGAATTTTCCTCCAACTTGTCAGGGATATCAGGAAAGTGTGTCTCAGATCTGTTAGCGTCACACCAAATCTTGTTAAGGAGATTATATCGGCAGTGAAAGGAGAATTCAATTCTCAGGATACTGGAATTGGTGAGACTTGTCCGATTTTGGGTTTCCGAGAGCTGGTATCACTCATTGTTATACCAAGTGCCCCGTCCCTTGTTGGAGATTATCTAAACACATTCGCAGTGTCTCGTGACATTGCACTGGCCGGTCAGGGTTTGTCCACTGCGTCATATGTACAGCGCATCATGATTGACAGCATAGAGGAAAGGTGGTCGCTAAATTCGGCCGAGAAAGAACGAATTAGGTCCCTTCATATTCTCCCAAAACAGATCACTGAAGGATGTGCACCTGCCGAGTTAGTAGGATCACCTGCTGCTTTTCTGTCACCTTCCCTTCGTGCAGTTATGCTGCAAGAAGCAAAAGAAGCAAATGCAGACAGGGAAGATCTTGACCCAAACACCAGGGATAGTGTATTTTCGAGCTTGATGCACGTGAAAATAGCAATGTCGAAACAGCATCGTAATGCAATCAGGCTTCTAAAGGCCAAAGCACAGTCTCTAAATTCACTAGGACATTATCATCAAGAAAAGATGATTTTAGAAACCTTGTCATCCACCATGGCTTCAGCTAGGTCTCGCAACTTAGGAAGAGTTGCCTTTAGAATTCGAGATAGATTCGTAATTCCACGCAAATATCGTGATGTCACCTTCGACAAAAACACCATGATTGAGAGCACCTTGAATTGGCTCGATTATTTGGAAAGGAAACTTGTAGGTGTGCGTCCTACGCCTGAGGATATTAGGAAGGGTAATTCTGTAGCGGGATTTATAAATGTTGTTTCTTCGCAACGCGCCGCATATCCACGGCCTCCTAGATTAAGACGTCATCAGACACATGTTCCTAAAAAGCCAAGATTCATGTTGTCGACTTATGGAGCAACACCTTTTGGAGTTCATGCAGTTAAAAGAGCAGGTGTTTCCCTGGTTGAAACTATTGGTTATGCCGAGCGAATGGCAATACAGGATTACCTAGCACTGAGACGTCATCGACAGTTTTCGGAACATGTCGAGTATGGTGGTGGCTTTGTAACATCATGGTCAGACATGTCTTGTGGTGTCATTGTAGCCTTGGATATTACAAATGCTTTGTCATCACAGATGACTGAGCATATTAAAAGAGGAGACTTTTCTGGAAGTGGTATCGCTCGCCTAAAAGAACTTTCTAATGAATATCCGGATCTACCAGTGCTCGCTCTGCACAGTCATGACGGTATCAGAGGCTTGTGGCATGCTATTCACA